GACGCGACCGCGGCTCGGTAGACTGCGCCGCATGGCGAGAAGGAAACCCAGGCGATGCCCCGTACTGCTCGCCAACCTCGAGGACTGCTTGCTCGGAGTTATGTACCCGCGCCCAGGAGAGGACGGAATAGCCGTCGCCGTATACTCGGCAGACATGATCGCGGCCCGACTGCGCGACCAGGAGAACATGACGATCAAGGAAGCCCGGATCTTCGTCACCGACAAGATCGAGCAGTCGGACTTCGGCGTCGGCACCCCGCGACTGATCTGGGCGGCAACCAGCGAGGATTTCGGCGAGACCGTGGCAAGTGCCTGATATACTCATGGCAATGGATATCAGTTCGTACAGCGATTTCAAGCAGGCGGTGAACAATGCAGTCACCGCGCAGGGACGCACCCGAAGCCAGGTCGCACGCGACCTCGAGCAGGGAGGACGCCTCCGGGCGCATACCGTGATGTGCCTCCTCTCCAACGCACCCGTGATCGGCAGGCGCACCGCCACGTTCGACTCCGCAGTCACCCTCGCAGATGCAGCAGGACTTCGCATCACACTCACCCCGAAGGAATCCGCATAATGCCAAGCAAGTCACCCGCCCAGCGACGGCTCATGGCAGCCGCTGCCCACAGCCGCAGCTTCGCCAAGAAGGTCGGCGTCCCCATGTCCGTCGCCAAGAAGTTCAACCGCGCAGACGTGAAGGCAAAGGGCAAGAAGCGCAAGTGACCAAACTCGCGGCCTACGGCGAGAACGGCCGGCGAGTCGGCGAAAGCCACCACAATGCCACGATCCCCGAAGCAACCGTCAAGGAAATCCGCGACCTCCACGAGGAGCTCGGATGGGGCTATCGTCGCATTGCCAAGCACCTCGGACTCCGCTGGACAACCGTCAGCAAGATCTGCCGATACCAGCGCCGCGCCTCCCTCCCCGCCGAGTGGAAACGCCCCGGTGACAAGAAAGCGCGGAGGACAGACGATCTATACCCAGGAAATCGCCGACGAGATATGCCTCCGGCTCTCGAAGGGTGAGTCGCTGAACGCCATCTGCAAGACGCCGGGAATGCCGCTCGAGCAGACGGTCAGGAACTGGCACGTCAACGACATCAACGGGTTCGCTGCGAAATACGCGCAAGCGCGTATAGCACAGGCGCACCGATGGGCCGAGGAGATCGTCGCGCTGTCGGACATGCCGCCGCCGCTCACGCCGGACGGGCGGTACGACTCCGGCGCGGTCGCGCATCAGCGGCTGATGGTCGATACCCGGAAGTGGCTCCTGTCCAAGGTATTGCCGAAGGTCTACGGCGACCGGATGAACCTCGACCATGCCGGCTCCGTCACGATCAACGTGGTGACCGGGCTGCCCGATGATTGAGAACTTCCGCCTCGGATTCGTCCCGAGGGCGTGGCAGCTCGAGTGCTACACGAAACGAAGGCGGTTCTCCGTCCTTGCCCTGCACCGACGCGCCGGCAAGACGGAGCTGGCGATCATCCGGCTGATGCATGCCGCACTCAAGTGCAAGCAGGAACTGGGGTTCTTCGTCTACGTCGCCCCGTATCTGCGTCAGGCCAAGGCCATCGCCTGGGCGCGGCTCAAGCAGAAGCTCGACCCGTTCATCCGCACCGGGGCCGTGGACATCAACGAAGCCGACCTCGCCGTCACGTTCAGGTCGAACAAGGCCACGATCCGCCTGTTCGGCGGCGACAACCCGGACGCCCTACGCGGAGTTCGCCTCGACGGCTGCGTCATTGACGAGGTCGCGCAGATCAAGCCGGAGGTCTGGGAGGCCATCATCCAGCCAGCCCTCTCCGACCGTCAGGGGTGGGCGCTCTTCATCGGCACGCCCGCCGGGATCAACCTGTTCAGCGAGCTGTACTACCGCGCCGCGAGCGGCTCCCTCGAGGATTGGTATGCGGCGAAGTACACGGTCTACGACACCGACGCCCTCGCGCCCGACGAAGTCAAACGCCTCGAGCGCGACATGCCCGAGGCCGCGTTCGCACGCGAATACCTCTGCGACTTCAGCGCAGCCGGCGACGATCAGCTCATTGCGCTCGCCGACGCCGAGGAGGCCGCACGGCGGCAGTACCAGGACGGCGACATCATCGACCAGCCCCTCATCGTGGGCGTGGACCCGGCCCGGTTCGGGGATGACCGCAGCGTCATCGTCCTGCGCCAGGGGCTACGCATGGAGCCGCCCATCGTCCACCACGGGATCGACAACATGGCGCTGGCGGCAGCCGTCGCCAACGTCATCGAGGACCGCGACCCGGACGCCGTGTTTATCGACGCAGGGGCCGGCGCGGGCGTGATCGACCGCCTGCGGCAGCTCGGCTACGACGTGACCGAGGTGCAGTTCGGCGGCAAGGCCACCTACGCCAACCTGTTCGTCAACAAGCGCACCGAGATGTGGTGGGCCATACGCGAGTGGATACAGGCAGGCGGCTCGATCCCGAACGACATCACGCTCAAGCAGGAGATCAGCACCCCGATCTACTGGTACGACGCCGCCGGCAAGCGCGTGCTCGAGTCGAAGGACGAGATCAAGAAGCGGCTCCAGGGCGGCGGCAGCCCGGACATGGCCGACGCGCTCTGCCTCACGTTCGCTTACCCGGTCGCCAAGATGCTGCCACGCGAGGTGCGGGAGCGCATCGATACGCGCCCGAAGGACTACGACCCTTACGAGGAAGTCAGTACCCGTAACCGCTAGACGGAGGTCTACAGTCATGGTCAGGCAGGCAACCGAGCAGGACATCGACCAATTGACCGCAATGGCCCGCGATTTCATCGGCTACAGCGCGTACGGCACGATGATCGAGCCGTCCGACGATGACATTCGCACGGGCATTTCGGCCATCGTCCGCTCCGGCGGCATGTTCGTCGCGGAGGTCGAAGGCAAGGTGGTCGGAGCCATCGCCGGTGCCATCGCGCCTATGTGGTTCGCGCCGAGCATCCCGTGCGCCATTGAACTGGCGTGGTGGGTCGATCCGGCGCACCGCATGACGCGCATCCCGTTCCGCTTGATCGCGGCACTCGAGGGCTGGGCCAAGGACGCTGGTGCGAGATTCCTGTGCATGAGCGAGCTCGTCGTGAACGGCGAGACGCCCATCGCAAGGATGCTTGCACGCATGGGTTACGTCAACACCGAACGTTCGCACGTCAAGGAGCTCTGACATGGCAGCACTTTCGTCCATTCTCGCCGGAATCGCGGCAGGAGCAGCAGCCGCCGGAACCGGGTACGCAATCGTCTCCGGCGAACGCGGCGCAAAGATGCAGCGCGAGGCAATGGGACAGCAGCAGCAGGCGCAGCAGGCCGCAGCAGCATCCGCCCGCAGCCAGCAGCGCAAGTCGCAGCAGGCGATGGCCGCCGCCAACAGGCAGGAACCAGCCGTCGCCGACATCATGGGACGCGCAGCTGCCGAGATGGGTGGCGGTCCTTCGAGCACCATGCTCACCGGGCCGATGGGCGTGAACCCGCAGGAACTCCAGCTCGGACGCACATCTCTCCTCGGGGGCTAAATGAGCGAGTACACCGGAGACAATCAGTCGTATCCCGGCGCTCCCACGCGGGATCGGCTGTTCACCCGGTGGGGCCAGCTCAAGAGCGAGCGTGCGTCCTGGTTCGCGCACTGGCAGGAACTCACCTCCTACATCCTGCCGCGCAACGGGCGCTACTTCCGCCAGGACCGCGACCGCGGGTACCGCCGCCACAACAACATCTACGACTCGACCGGAACCCGCGCCCTGCGCGTCCTCGGCGCTGGCATGATGTCGGGCGCGACCTCGCCGGCGCGGCAGTGGTTCCGCCTCGCCACGCCGGACCCGGAACTCAACTCCTACGACCCGGTCAAGCTCTGGCTCGATGACGTGACCAAGCGCATGCAGCGCGTTTTCCAGAAGTCGAACACCTACAACGCGCTGCACCAGATGTACGAGGAGCTCGGCACGTTTGGAACCGCAGCCACCGTCCTGCTCCCCGACTACCAGAGCGTCATCCATCACTACCCGCTGACCTGCGGCGAGTACTGCATCTCGACCGACGCGAAGGGCCGCGTCTGCACCCTGTACCGCGAGTTCGAGATGACCGTCTCGCAGATGGTCAAGGAGTTCGGCCTCGAGAAGTGCAGCGTGTCGGTGCAGAACATGTACCGCACCGGGAACCTCGACCAGTGGGTGCCAGTGATCCACGCCATTGAGCCGCGTGCCGACCGCGACATCAAGAAGCGCGACGCCAAGAACATGCCGTGGGGATCGTGGTACTTCGAGGTCGGCGGCGAGGAGGGCGTGTTCCTGCGCGAGAGCGGGTTCCAGTACTTCCCGGCGCTCTGCCCGCGCTGGTCCGTGATCGGCGGCGACATCTACGGCAACAGCCCCGGCATGGAGGCGCTCGGCGACATCAAGCAGCTCCAGCACGAGCAGCTCCGCAAGGCGCAGGCCATCGACTACCAGACCAAGCCGCCGCTCCAGGTTCCAGCGTCCATGAAGAACCGCGACGTGGAGACGCTCCCGGGCGGGGTGTCGTACTACGACGGGCAGTCGAACGGGATCAAGACCGCGTTCGAGGTGAACCTGAACCTCCAGTACCTGCTGAACGACATCATGGACTGCCGCGAGCGCGTGCGCGGGGCGTTCTACGCCGACCTGTTCCTGATGCTCGCCAACATCCCGAACACCCGCATGACCGCCACCGAGGTCGCCGAGCGCCACGAGGAGAAGCTCCTCATGCTCGGCCCGGTGCTCGAGCGCCTGCACAACGAGCTGCTGTCCCCGCTGGTGGACATCACGTTCAACCGCATGGTCGCGTCCGGCGCGATCCCGCCGGCACCGCAGGAATTGCAGGGCATGGACCTGAACGTCGAGTTCGTGTCAATGCTGGCGCAGGCGCAACGCGCCATCGGCACCAACGCCGTGGACCGATTCGTCGGGAATCTCGGGGCCATCGCCCGCATGAAGCCCGACATCCTCGACAAGTTCGACCAGGACCAGTGGGCCGACGTATACGCAGACATGCTCGGCGTGGACCCGTCGCTCATCATCGCCGACAAGGAGGTCGCGCTTCTGCGCGACGCCCGCAATCAGGCGATGGCCGCGAAGGAGCAGGCCGCCGCAATGCAGCAGACCTCGCAGAGCGTCAAGAACATGGCGCAGGCACCGACTGGGCAGCAGAACGCGCTGACCGACGTGATGAACATGTTCTCGGGGTACGGGTCGCCCTCGGGCGTCGAAGTCTGAACAAAGGAACCACATGCCATATCTCAAGCAGGGTACGAACTTTCTCTACGACAATACGACTAACGACATCGTCGGCGTCAAGGACGCGGACGGAGGCGAGAATTACTTCCCGATCATGCGGAACGAGCCGACCTACGCCGGCGCGACCGCAGCCGTGTCAATCGTCGCTCCTGCGGCAACGTTCACCACGCTGACCTATGAGGACAGCTCCGGCAGCGTGCGTCTGGTGAGCGCCGGCATTCACAGCCTCACGAATGCTGTCGCGCAGAACAAGCTTGTTCGCGTCACCTGGGCTGGCGGTACTGGCGTCAACGGCCTGTACACGGTCACCGATGTCAGCGCGGCTACTACGAAGATAACCATCAACTATCCGCACGCTGCTGGCCTCGGCACCCCGACCGTGGCGGTTGTTGGCACCGATATCACCCTTGTGTCCGCGACCATCCCGGCGAACGCGATCAAGCTCGGCATGGAACTCGAGATTGACGCGCTATTTGCGATGACGGGAAGCGCAAACAACAAGACCCTCAAGGTCAACATCGGCGATGCTGGATGGTATTCGCAGGCGGTTGCCGGATCGAACGTGAGTTTGTCCGTTGATAAGCAGGCGTGGGCGAACAGTGCCACGACCCTGGTCTCGAACGCCCTCGCGGCCCCCGGACACGGTGCGTCAACTGGCGCGAACGTCACCATGACCCCGACTGGCGGCTTTGGCATCGCGCAGACGTTCGCCATCACCGGGCAAATTGCGACCGCCAACGAGTTCATCACGCTCGAGGCGTGGAATCTCAAGATCACCAGCACGTGACAGTACCCGTAAGCATTAGCCACGGGGATACAGTCCTGCCGTGAGCAATTACGACCCCCTCGACCTGCGGGGCCAGGAACGCGACAGAGCCGACAAAGAGCTCCGTGAGCGCCTGGAACGGCAGAACGAGGAGGCCGACGTGAAGTGGCTCATGTCCAGCAAGCGAGGCCGTCGCATCGTGTGGCGGCTGCTGGACCAGGCTGGCGTGTTCCGCAGTTCCTTCAACACCAACGCGATGTCGATGG